GTGCAATGCCTTACATCATGAATAACACTACTGATTCCGCAGTTCAGCGTGGTTTTGACCAGCAAGCTGTTATGAGTGGGATTAGTGGATTACAGAGTGGCATTTCTGGATTATCTACTCAACTGTGCAACTCTACTGGAGACATCCAGCAGTCCCTCTGCAATGGTTTCGCAGGAGTTAATGCAACAGTTAATAGTGGATTCGCTAATGCTGAGACAGCCGCAACTGCTCGTCAGATGGCCAATATGAATCAGGCATTTAATGCTCAGACTGCTATGATGCAGGGATTCAACAATATTGGTACTCAGTTTGCCGATTGTTGCTGTGAAAACAGACTCGGCCTTGCCGATCTGAAATATACGGTTGCCACGGAAAACTGTGCCGACCGTACTCAGTCTATGCAGAATACCAGAGACATTATTGAGTCTCAGAATCGTGGTACTCAGGCTATTATCGACAAACTTTGCCAGCTTGAACTTGACGGCATCAAAGGTCAGCTTGCGGAGGCTCAGAGAGAAAATGTTGGTCTCCAGAATCAGCTCAATATGGCAACACTTCGTGAATCTCAGACGGCACAAAACGCCTTCATTTCTCAGGGATTTGCTAATGAAGTGGACGCTCTGTATAACAGACTTAATAGCTGTCCTGTACCTACTACTCCTGTATACGGCAGAACTCCGATTTTTACTTGCAATAACAATGGTTGCGGATGCGGTAATAACTTCTAAGGAGGTGCACTATGGCTTGTGAATTTTTGTATAATCCGATCCAGGAGGTAGCGTTAAATGCTCCTATCCTGTTCGATACATCTATTCCCTGTAATCGTGGTAATGTATATCATGAGAGCAATACCGGGAATTTTATTCTCAAAGGTGCTAACTCTAATACTTGTAATTGCAACCAGTTTGCTCAGTATCAAGTAACATTCAATGGCAACATTGCTATTCCGGAAGGTGGCACAGTAACTCCCATTGCTGTCGCCCTGGCTGTGAATGGAGAACCTCGTTTAACTAGCAGAGCAATTTATACGCCTGCGGCAGTAGAAGAATTTGGTAATGTTACTTCGACAGCTATTATTAAAGTTCCCAGATGTTGCTGTTTTAGTCTCAGTGTAGATGCCGTACCGGCAACTACTGACCCGACAGTGACACCGGCTCCTATAATAGAAGTCCAAAATGCAAACCTGACAATAACGAGGATAGCATAAGAAAGGAGGTATGTTATTATGGAAAAACATTATGAAGCAGTTAAGGAAATACTGGAAGATCAGATTAAAAAGATCGTGAAGAAAAATGACATAACTCCTCAGGAACTTGATAATCTGTATAAGGCTTCTGCCATTGTATTAGACTTCGAAACAAAAGAGGCTATGAAGAAAGCGGAAGAACAGCAGAAACAGCAAGGTCAGGGCGGACAATCTCAACAGAGTCAGGGTTATTCACAAGACGGTTCTTATAATATGAGTAATCGTAGAGGTAGATCGTATAATCAGAGAAGTTATGATGGAAATAATTCTAATCATTATCCCTGGTTTATGTACTACGGAGACGGTACTTATGATATGAGTAATACTGGTAATTCTTACGGTCCTATTTGGAATCAGGGAATGGAAAACCGTTCTATGCATGAAGTACATTCTAATAGAGATGGTAGAAGTTACGATAACAACCGTTCTTATGAAAATGCTTACGATGGTGCCTATGATGGGGCATATGATGGCAGTTATGACGGAAGTTATGAAGGTTCTTATGATGGCAGTTACGATGCTTCCAACGATAACTCTTATCGCAGAGGCAGAGACCAAAGGACTGGTCGTTATGTGAGCCGTGATAACAGAGGTTATAGCAGAGCAATGGACAAAGAACGTATGATTGGTAAGTTACAAGATATGATGGATGACGCACCCTCAGAGAAAGAGAGACGTACACTCCAACAGTGTGTTGATAAGTTGCAAAGATAAAATATGTATAGGAGGGAGTAACTTCCCTCCTTTATTTGGAGATAAACATGAACTTAGATACCATAAATGAGTTGATCGATGAGTTGGAACATTCAGATACTTCATTGTCTAACATAAGAAATTTATCAGCATTATATAATGTAAAAACTCATCTTCTGGGCAGTAATAATTTCAATAGCACAGTAAAGGAATTAAACGATATATTACCTTCTTATATAAAGTACATAGATACTAAAAAACGTTATCAATTAAAAGAAATAACGATTGACAATGTACTTATACAATTAGAAAATGTGTGTAAGGAAATAGGAGAGTTTTTACAGACACTTTATCAAGGAACAGATACAAATGATGAGCGATTATATATACATAATTTAATAGCCCAGTTAAAAGAGACGTTATAAACGCCTCTTTTATTTTTTGTAGAAAACACTTGACATATAATAAAATATGTAGTACAATGTTTACAGTAGTTAATGATCATGAACTCTTGAAAGGAGACAAAACTATGGCACTGACTTGGAAATGGGATAGCAAGATGGGAGAAGCGATTATTCATGATGAATCGCAGGACAAAGATTTCGTAAAGAATCTTTATGAAGGAAACGCATTCCTGATTTTCATGAGCGAATGGACAGAAGGTGATCAAGATTGGTATAATGTGTATTCTTTCTTCGCCGATGAGAATCATGCAAAGAATTGTCTTGGACTTACAAAGAATTTTAAGAATATCTTTGAAGACGCGGGCATTCGACTTAAGAAACTTCGGATCAATAAAAAGAAATCTCGTAACTGGAAAAAGATCGTGAAACTGTTTTCGGAAGCATTTGACAATATTGAAATTGAACTTTATAGTGAGGAGTGATGTTTATGGTAGTAAGTATTTGGGGTGGATACACAAATGATTATGTGATTTTCGGAACAACGGGATTTTCTCCTGAAGCACAGATGTTCAAGCAGAAATGGGGAAAGATAACAGTAGCAACAAAGGATGTTTACAAGATGATTTGTGATATTACAGATTATGTAAACAATGAACTTGGTGAAGAGTGCTTATTCGAGGTAGAATGATGATTGATATAAGAATAGCGGAAGCAACGAAATGTAACGGGGATTGGTCACTTTATGTGACCTTCCCCTATGATGATAAAATTGTAGGAGTAGTGAGAAGTTTTCCTTCTCGTTTCTGGAATAAAGATAAAAAAGAATGGGAACTTCCTTTTAAGTGTTTCAAGCCGTTTATTGATGCGCTTCCGGATTTTAACTTTGATATTCACGGTAACTGGAAAGCGTTTGAAACAAAAAAAGAAGTAGCGATTCCGAATGGATTTAAGTTTAAGACTACTCCATTTCAGCATCAGATTGAAGGTTTTGAATACGGCCTTAACAACGATAAATGGTTACTTGGTGATGAACAGGGTCTTGGAAAGACAAAGCAAGTTATTGATATTGCTGTAGCCAAGAAGTTACAGAAAGGTTATAAACACTGTCTTATTATTTGTGGGGTGAACGGTCTCAAATGGAACTGGCTTAATGAGATTCACACGCATAGTAATGAAGAAGGATGGATTCTTGGGCAGTGTAGAAAAGCTGGTAAGTTATATGTAGGCAGTGTAAGTGAACGATTAGAAGATTTAAAGAATGTTGATAAAATTCCTGCCTATTTTCTTATTACTAATGTTGAAACACTTAGAAATGAGGACATTACAAAAGAGATTCAAAAACTCTGTAAAAATGGCACAATCGGTCTTGTTGCTATCGATGAGATTCATAAATGTAAGAATCCTACATCACAGCAAGGAAAAGCAATTCTGAAAATTCAGCCAGAGTGTAGAATAGCTATGACTGGTACTCCTCTTATGAATACTCCGTTTGATTTATTTATCGTACTCAAATGGCTTGGATATGAGAAACACGCTTTTTATGCATTCAAACAACATTACGGATTATTCGGAGGATATGGTGGATATCAGGTAGTCGGATACAGATATCTTGATGAATTACAGACACAGTTAGATGAGATTATGCTCCGTAGATTAAAGAACGATGTTCTCGATCTTCCTGAAAAAACTCATATCACAGAGTATGTTGAGATGACTCCAAAACAGAAACAGATTTATGATGAAGTGACTGCTGATATTAAAATGAACATTGATCAGATTAAAATGGCAAGTAATCCTCTTGCGGAACTTATTAGAATGAGACAAGCAACAGGTTATACAGGTATTCTTTCTTCTACTGTTAAAGAATCTGCAAAACTTGACAGAATGGAAGAACTTGTAGAAGAAGCAGTAGAAAACGGAAAGAAAGTTGTTATCTTCTCTAATTGGACACAGATGACGGATGCCATTATTGATAGACTTTTAAAAACTCCAGAATATGGGGTAACTGCTATTACCGGTCAGACAAATGAGTTTAATCGTAATGCCGCAGTTGCAAGATTCCAGAAAGATGATAATTGCAAAGTAATTGTGGGTACTATTGGCGCTATGGGTACTGGACTTACTCTTACAGCAGGTACGGTTGAAATCTTTATGGATGAACCGTGGAATCGTGCAAACAAAGAACAGGCAGAAGATAGATGTCACCGTGTTGGAACTAAAGAGAATGTAACTATTTACACGCTTGTGTGTCAGGGAACTATTGATGAACGAATTAATCAGCTTGTAGAGCGTAAAGGTGCTATGGCAGATGCACTCGTAGATGGAAAAGCCAGTATTGATAATAGTCAGTTATTAGACTTTTTAATCGGTTAAATATTGACAACTACATTATAATGTAGTATAATGTAATATAAATATAAGAAATAAATCATTAAGGAGTGATCTTATATATGATTTGAATGGAGGTTGTAGCATGATAACGAAACAAAATGAAAAATTATTACGAGTGGAAGAAGTTGCGATTAGTCTGGGAGTATCAGTAAAAACAATCAATAATTGGTACTGGTTTAAGAGAGAAAATCCAGACCATAAATTAGCGAAGTTACTTCCAGACTTTATTCAGGATGGAGAACGTCAGACAAGAAAATGGAGACGTTCTGACATTTGGAAACTTGTGGAATTTAAATCTAAAATTCCTACTGGCAGAAATGGTGTTATGGGTAGTGTCACACAACGATATTACCATAAAAAGACTAAAGAAAAGGAGAATGTAAATGAATCTGAAGGATCTTGATACTTTAATTCCTCAGTATGCACAGAATAAATCAGAAATGGATAGTTATAAAAAACTGTGTGATAAAGAAAACGCACAGATTAAATCCATTATGAAAGATTTGGCATTGCAGTTCTATGAAGCAGGTGACTATAGGGCTAATTATTCAGTTTCTAAGAGGGAAACATTAAACGAAGAAAAACTTTTAGAGTTGGCAAAGAATAATGTTTCACTCATTCCCTGTGTTAAAACAAAGGAATACATTGATTTTGATGTATTGGAAAAATTGCTTTATGATGAAATGGTACCGCCTGCTGTGATTGCAGAAATGGATAAAGCTAAAGAGGTAAAAGAGGTTGTTACATTGAGAATTTCTAAAAAGAAGGAGAAAAATAACGATGACTGATGTAGAGAAATTTTTGGCTATGCAGATAGTAGGCATTTTCGCTCAAGCAGAGCAAAGCGGTCTTGGCACTGTCATTTCTAAAAGTTTAGATAATATCGTTATTGGATTTGATGGTAAAGAATACGAAGTAACCGTTAAAGAACGAGTTAGGAGTAAAGAAGATGTACATTAACCCTATAATTGTTGGCGTTGCAGGTACTTTGTTAGTCGAAGTGTGTATTGCGTTAATCGCATATTGGTGGGAGAATAAATTATGATCAAAGGAAAAACAACAGCAATTAGATTCACAAGTAGGGCATCTGTTAAAGTGGGAGATTCTTTTTATACAGTAGAAGCATGTGAGGAAAGAACTATTCCAGATTTAGAAGATGTAAATATGGAAGAAGAACGTCAAGATTTATGGGATACTGTAAATACTGAATGTGATAATCAGATACAGGAGATTTTAAAGACGTTTCGAAAATAACTTGCAATAAATCTGGAAAAACTTGCAATAAAATTTCTTATTGCAAGTTTTAAAAAAGTTATTGACAAAAAGACGTTTATGTAGTACAATGTAAGAGTCGAAAGACTTCATATCTTTTCTCCTTTCCGGGTTGTTCGGAAACAAATAGGTTAGCTTGTACTTCCACCACAGTACTTGCAGTCAAGACCTCATAGTTGGAAGACAAGACTAACCGAGTCTAAACAATAACAGTGTGGTGGCTGTGTTGTTTAGACTTTTTGTTTTATACGAGGTAATTAAATGAAATCAGAAAATTTTGTAGTGATTCAAGGCTGGATGTGTAATGAATTAGAATTAAAAGGAAATGAACTTTTAGTATTTGCTCTTATTTATGGCTTTTCACAAGACGGTGTTTCTAAATTTCATGGAACTAGACAATATATAGCAGATACTTTTAATATTTCACGACCTACTGTAGATAAAGCATTACAAGGACTTGTAGAAAAGAAATACATATGTAAAGAAGGATTTGACGATTTTGTAAATCCAAATATTTATTGGGTAAATTTAGACCTTGTAAAGAAACTTTATACGGGATGTAAAGAAACTTTACAGGGGGGATGTAAAGAAACTTTACTCAATAATAATAGTAAACAAACAGATAAAGAAAAAAGGAATAATTCTAAAGAATTATTACAAAATTCAGATTTTCAATTCGGTAAATCAAAACCTAAAAAAGAATCATTGTTTACAAAATGTGTTACTTTAACTGATGATTTTATTAGTCAGCATAATTGTGGAAATCCTATTAGGAAAAAATTGATAGAGTATCTTAATTACAGGTTGTCAGTTAAAGATAAACCATTGTATACAAATATGTGGAAAGGAATGTTGAATAAATTAGATTTGTTACATAAAGAAGGATATGCTTATGAATCTATTATAAATTTCAGTTTAGAACGAGGATATCTTTCATTTTACCCGCCGAGTAATTTCTCTAGTCAGTCTGATGTAACAAAAGGAAAGGCGTGGGAAGAGAATGTAAGTTGTAGACAAGCTACGGAAGAAGAGTTAGAGGATATAGAACGATTAAACAAAGAACGAAAAGCGAAAGGATTAAGGGTGACATTTTGAGAAATCAAGAGTGCTGGTACAAAGATGTGTGTACCTACGATTTTTGTACGAATTGTATACGATTCTCCGAAATGAAATATCTAATTGAGAATAGTGGTATACCTAAGAATCGACAGAAACCTCAATCATTAACTGCTGGAGTTGATTATGATGCGTTTTGTCTTTTGAATGATGTAAAAGAAAAGATCGACCAGTATGTTGATGTAGGTGGATTTAATCTGTATATTTGTAGCGAGAATACAGGTAATGGTAAAACAAGTTGGGCAATAAAGATACTGTTAAAGTATTTTGATAAAATCTGGGCAGGAAATGGGTTTAGAGTAAGGGGAATGTTTGTTCATGTTCCAACACTACTCTCTAAGTTAAAGGATTTTGATAATCCGTTACTTAAATCTTATCGAGATAATCTAAGTAACGCAGATGTTATTATATGGGATGATATAGCAGGAGCAAAATTATCTGACTATGATATTTCCCAGTTGTTAATGATAATAGATAATCGTATAATAGAGGATAAGACAAATATTTATACCAGTAACGTGACTACACAGACAGGATTAACGAAAGCAGTTGGACCTAGACTTGCTAGTAGAATTTTTAATTGTAGTGGTATTATAGAGTTGAAAGGAACAGATATGCGTCATGGTAGCATTACAGATTTTAAATAAAGTTTTGTCTACAAAAGATTTATCTATTATAGAGGATAATCTATTGACAAGAGACTATTTTGTCGGATATGAAAATGAGTATGATTTTTTAACCGATCATGTTAAGAAATATGGAAGTGTTCCTGATAAAGAAACGTTTCTTTCTAAATTTCCCGAAATAGATTTATTAGATGTTACAGAATCGGATAGATATTTAGTAGAAACGATAAGAGAGGAATACTTGTATTATAAATCTGTGCCAGTTGTACAAAAGGTGGCAGAGTTATTAAAAACAGATGCAAATGCCGCCGCTGAATATATGATACATTCGATGAGAGATTTACAGCCTAATTATCAATTAGGCGGCACAGATATTATTGCAGATGCGGACGAACGATTAGAGCAATTTATAGAACGTAAACAACACCAAGATGAGTATTTCTTTACTTGTGGGTTTGAAGAATTAGATGAGTTGATTCATGGTATACAGAGAGAGGAAGAATTATTCGTTATCTTTGCAAGAACAAATCAAGGTAAATCATGGGTTCTTGAGAAGATGTGTACTCACATATGGCAATTAGGATTTAATGTCGGATATATATCACCCGAAATGGGTGCAAATAGTATCGGATATAGATTTGATACATTGTATAAAAACTTTAGTAACAAAGGTCTGATGTGGGGTAAAGATGATGTGGATGAAGCAGAATATACGGATTATTTGAAAACTCTAAAAACCACTAAAAATACGTTTATTGTAGCGACACCTAACGATTTTGATAGACGTATAACGATTACAAAATTAAAGAACTGGATTCAGCAATATAAGTTAGATATTGTAGCGGTTGACGGAATAACTTATATGACTGATGAAAGATATAAGAGAGGGGACACAAAAACAACGACTTTGACAAATATAAGTGAGGATTTAATGTCGCTGTCGATGGAAATGAAAGTACCTATCTTAATTGTAGTACAAGCAAATAGAGGAGGTGTATCACAAGATGATAACGATGGAACTCCAGAACTAGAAACGATTCGTGATAGTGATGGTATATCCCATAATGCAAGTAAAGTTATATCTATAAGACAGACTAGCGATGGAATCTTAAAAATGGAAGTTAAGAAACAAAGATTTGGAGCTGTCGGCGGTAAATTAAACTATCAGTGGGATATAAATACAGGACGTTTCGTATGGGTTCCAGCAGAAAATGATGCAGTACAACCAGAGAAAAGAGAAAGAGCTATTAAACAGGAGAAGAAAAAATTTAGTGGAGATAAGGAGGATGTTTTTTAATGGGTTTAGAAAAAATTTGCCTGTGTTGCGGATCAATATGTCATTACACAGCTATAGTGCCGATGTGTGTATACGGATACAAGTGTACAAATTGTGGCAGAGTATTTGATATTGTAAAAATTCAGATCGGATGGTAAATGTATGGAAATGAAAGAAAATACAGTATTGTTATCTACCAGTTCTTATAACTCCATTAAATCAGAAAATACAAAATTTATGTTATTTATGGATAGATTGTTTGAGTCTGCCGAATTAAGATCAGATTATAGTGGGATTGATTTTAATGTTCGACAGTTGGAAGAATTGATTCATTTATGTTATCCAGATAGATATAAAAAGAAGTTAGCATCTTTGAGGGGACAACAAACAAAGATGAGCGCAAAGAAATTAGAATGGGAAAAGAAAGATGAGGATAAATAATATTCAATTCAATGTGGAATTAATTGATATATTACAAGAGTTAATTTCACAATTACGGGCGAATAATATAGAATTAATTCAGAAATATAAAGAAGGTCCTACACACATTCAGATTTGTTGTCCGTATCATGCAAACGGAATGGAACATAAACCGTCAGCAGGATTGAGAAAAGAAGATGGAATGTTCCACTGTTTCGCATGTGGTGAAGTACATTCTTTGCAAGAGGTAATATCTTATTGTTTTGGGCATACAGATGATATTGTAGGAACATTTGGATGGCAATGGTTATTAAAGAATTTTGCGACAGTACAAGTGGAGGAAAGAAAAGATGTTGAAATTGATTATAGCCGTAACAATAGGAGTAACAATAGGAAATATGTTAGCGCAGTTTCTAATGACTCAAATAGAACTATGGTATCAGAACAGGAATTAGATAAATATAGATATATACATCCTTATATGTATAAGAGAGGATTGACAGATGAAGTCATTGAGTTATTTGATATTGGGTATGATGATACCAGCAAGTGTATCACTTTTCCTGTTAGGGATGTGGATGGGAATTGCTTATTTGTTGCGAGGCGTAGTGTTAAAACTAAGTTCTTTAATTACCCGGAAGGAGTAGAGAAGCCACTCTATGGATTGTATGAGTATTATTTAAATACAGGTTATTTTGATGAATTAACAAGAATTGGTAATGGAGAATACGGCAACGGCATGGGAAGTGTAGTAAAAATACAATCACCTGATATTATAGTATGTGAGTCTATGTTAGATGCTTTATCATTTTGGACAGTAGGTAAATATGCTGTAGCCTTGAATGGTCTTGGTACAGAATTACAGTTTAAGCAATTAAGAGAATTGCCATGTAGAAAGATAATACTTGCAACAGATATGGATAAAAGAGGATTAGCGGCAAGAAAAAGAATAAAAGAGAATTTACATAATAGAAAGATCGTAACGGAGTATATGTTTCCGAAAGGAAGAAAAGATGCTAATGAGTGTACCAAAGAAGAACTTATGAATCTTGAAGAGATTTTTTAATAAAGTGCTTGACTTCTATTATAATATGTAGTACAATAAATAATGTCGAAAGACAGTACATAAAAACTATAAAGTTAAAAGAAAGGAAAGAAGCACTATGGCAAAGAAAACTGAAAGTATCATTATTAAACCGTTGAAGATTGAGCATCGTCAGGTTACTATTGTAGGGGATACACCTCTTATTGTCCATGCTTGGTCTGAAAAAGCTAAGAAAGAAATGTTGGAGAAACAGCAGAAAAAAACAAAGACAAGTGGAAAAGATATTCGTGATCCATTTGCAGAGTTTATGAACGCATTGTACTGGATTACAGAGAAGCCGAAGGAAGATACGGAAGAAGCGTTTGCAAATGCAGTTATGAATGGTGCAAAGTTTGGTTTTCCTGTAACAGCTATTAAACAGGCCGCACAGAGTACATTGTATCGACTTGGTGTTTTTTCGAATCAGATGCTTATGAGAGGATCATTTTTTATTAACGGTATCGGGGAGAATCAGTTAGGAGAAATTATT